TATTTAGCTTTAGCTGCCGCTACAAATGATGATAACACCGCAGTTGGCACACAAGCTCTGGGAAGTAACACCACTGGGTACTATAATGTTGGGCTTGGTTATTTAGCAGGAGGTGCGATAACCACCGGCAATTCTAATATTGCGGTTGGTACACTAGCTTTAGATGCAGTCACCACCGTAAGCCAGTTAACAGCTATTGGACATGCAGCTTTAGGGGCTAATACCAGTGGTACGGGTAATGTAGCTGTTGGTTATCTTGCAGGAACCACGTTAACTACAGCAGCTAATACAACGGCTGTTGGATATGAAGCTTTAACTGCTTTGACCACCGGGAATAACAATACGGCAGTAGGTAAAGAGGCGGCAGAAGCTATAACAACAGGGGCCGACAACACCGCTATAGGTAAAGGCTCTTTAGCAGCAACCACCACCGCGTCAAACAACACAGGAGTGGGAAGTGGTGCGTTAGAGGCTAACATTACAGGTTCAGAGAATACAGCAGTTGGAACAACAGCTTTAGATGCTAATACCACGGGAACAAACAACACTGCTCTTGGCTATAATGCTTTAACAGCAAACACGACTGCAAGTTTTAATACAGCTTTAGGCGATCAGTCTTTAGAAGCCAATACAACTGGTGCATCTAACACAGCAGTTGGTAGAAAATCCTTAGAAGCTAACACCACCGCATCTAACAACACTGCCGTTGGAGATAGTGCTTTAGGAGCAAACACTACAGGCACAGCAGGAACAGCAGTGGGTAAAGGTGCTTTAGCCGCTAATACTACAGGTACTGATAATACTGGCTTGGGCGCACTGGCTTTATTAGGCACTACAACTGGAAGTAATAATGTTGCAGTTGGGCGTTCAGCGTTGCAAGCCAACACCACCGCAGATAACAATGTTGCGGTTGGATATAATGCTCTTACGACCAACACCACTGGCGCAGATAATGTAGCAATGGGTAAGGATGCTCTAAAAGACAGCACTACAGGGGGTTCAAACACAGCGGTTGGTCATAATGCTCTTACTGCTAATACCACAGGTGCAAACAACACAGCAGTTGGGGCATATTGTTTAGACGGGCTTACAACAGGTAACTATAACGTGGGAGTCGGATACCACGCTGGAACATCTCTTACAGGAAGTAGAAATACGCTTATTGGACACGAAGCAGGATATGGGCTTGCGGCTGCTGATGACTGCGTAGCGGTTGGAAAAAACACTTTACAATCAACAAGTGACGCAGATGATAACACTGCGATTGGGTACGGTGTGATGAATGTTCTTACTACTGGGTACTCTAACACTGCGGTTGGTATGACTGCACTAACCTCTATAACGACAGGTATTCAAAACACTGCGGTTGGACAACAGGCTGGTATATCTCTAACAACGGCTGTTAGAAATACATTTATTGGTGAAGATGCTGGTTATAACCACACTACTGGTGCTGATAATACCTACGTTGGTAAAAACGCTGGGTCAGCTTCAACAACTGGGGTTAGTAATGTTTTTTTAGGTAAAGACGCTGGAGACAGCACAACTACGGGGAGTCAAAATATTTGCATTGGTCAGAATGCTAATAATGGTTCAGGGGCAACATCAAGCAACTGTATTGTTCTTGGCCACGATATTACTATTGATGCTAATTATTTTGGTTTCGGCAAAGCCTCAAACGTTGTTTTTAACAATTTTACGTCAGATGCTAACTGGTCAAGATCCTCGGATTCTCGATTAAAAACAAATGTTAAAGATAATACTTTAGGACTGGGTTTTATTGATTCTTTAAGGTCTGTCACTTATAACTGGAAGCGTTCTCAAGATTTGGATTCATCTGATCCACACATGGCTTCTGTTTATGATGCTGATAAAAACCGAATGGACTCAGATAAAACCATGTATGGATTTGTTGCACAAGAAGTTAAGGCCGCTATGGATTCCGCTGGGGCATCAGAGTTTGGGGCATGGGTAACTCCAAGCACAGGCATACAGGCGGTTTCTATAGAAGCAATGGTTGTACCTTTAGTGAAAGCGGTTCAAGAGCTTTCAGCAGAAATTAAAAAACTCAAAGGAGAATAGTAATGGCTATTAAAAAAACATTGATTTCAGCTAAACCTTACAGTCAAGACGGTAAAGTAACCCGCTGGACTTTAGAGATGAAGTACGAACAAGGTACTGAAGGCGAAGCAGATTATTATACGAATGAAAAACAAACTACTGTTGATGCGGTAGAAGAAGTTAAAGGGAAAGATGTCAGTAATTTTACTCCAAAAGCTGAAGCAGATTGGACTAAAAGTGAACTTGAAGCTCTTTGCCCAACGGCAAAGTGGGATGAAGTATTTGCGAGTCAGTACGACTCAGTGATTACAAACCCACCGACTAATCCTGTACCTAATAACGAGTTTGCAATACCCAGCTAATGGAGCCGCAACCCTATACATACCATACGCTGCCAGCAGTTTTTATGCTGGAGACTCAGTTACCTGAGTATATCGTAGGTGATCTGAATACTTACCTCGATAATCTTGTAGTAGCGCAAGAGCGTAAGAGCCATGCGGGTACGCTGGTAGGGCAGATAGGACATGGGCAATAGCTGGTTAACACATATGGTTTACCCTTTTGAGGGTGACGGAGAACGGCGCACAGTCGCTGCAAATTTGAATGTATGGAAGGTAGAGGAAGATGGAACAAGACACTAAAGAAGTTGTAGAGGAAACAGAAGTTATTGAAGAGTCTGAGGTTGTTGAGCTTCCTCCGAATCTTGAGATCCTAACTGCTCGTATGGAAGAGCTTAGAGAAGAGATTGGTCAGATTACTAATGTGATCAACGCCAACCAAAAGCAGCTTGACACCTATGTAGCGGCGTTTAACTGGTACTCACAGCAACTAGAAGCTGCTACTGCGGAGCAACAGTAATGGATATATTATTAAATTTGATCTCAGTTGTGACAGGTATCGTATGTGCGGCCTCGATTATATGCAGCCTGACTCCAACACCAAAAGACGATGCGCTGATTGGTCGGTTATACAAGATCGTGGAGATTGCAGCCTTAAACATCGGAAAGGCGAAAGAAAGCAGTGCCGAGGTAAAGTCAGCCGAGATTACGAAAGATGTCAGCAAAGAAAGCTCCGACAAGAGCAAAAAAACAAGCAAAAGCTACTAAGCCAACCACACCTACAGCACTGGCTTTAAAGGCTTTAGAGCGCATTGCGAAGCATGAAAAAGAATGTGGTGAACGCTGGGCAGAATGCACCGTTGAGCTTAGAGAGCTTAAAGAAGCAAGTAAATCTCATGCTGCTCGATGGGAAAAGCTGGCGTGGTTAGTTGTAGGTACTGTTCTTACAACAGCTTTAGCTGGATGGGTAACCGTAATATTAAAGTAAGTTATGCCACTACAAAAACTATTATTTAATCCGGGAATCAATAAAGAAGGAACCGCTTATACGGCGGAAGGCGGCTGGTTCGATGGTAATTTAATTCGATTCCGAAAAGGTTTCCCAGAAAAGATTGGCGGTTGGGCCAAAAACACGCTCAATACCTACTTGGGAACGGCTCGTAACCTCCATGCGTGGGTCAACCTCCAAGGCACTAAGTTTTTGGGCATAGGCACCCGTTTAAAACTTTATATTCAAGAAGGTGATCAATTTTACGACGTGACGCCTTTGCGTCTGACTACTAGTGCTGGCGATGTCACTTTTGCTGCTACAAATGGCTCTTCTACTATTACAGCAACAGACACGAACCACGGGGCTGTAGCAGGCGATTTTGTTACGTTTAGCGGAGCCGCTACTCTAGGCGGTTTAGTTACCGCCGCTGTTCTTAATCAGGAATATGAAGTAGCCACCGTCACCTCGGCCAATGCGTATACCTTTACGGCTAAAGATACAGATGGAGACACAGTAACAGCAAATGCTAGCGACTCTGGCAATGGGGGAGGCAGTGTTGTCGGGGCGTATCAGATTAATATTGGGCTCGATACGTTTGTGTCTGGCTCTGGCTATGGTTCAGGGACTTGGGGCGGTGGTACTTTCGGCTCCGTCAGTGCGTTAAGTGCCTCTAGTCAGTTACGCCTGTGGTCTATTGATAACTTTGGCGAAGACATGGTTTCCTGTGTCCGGGCTGGAAATGTTTTTTACTGGGACAATTCAGACACTGTTTCAGCTAGAGCCAAAGCCTTAGAAGACCTTTCTGGGGCTAATTTGCCGCCTACTCTAGGACTACAGGTCCTTGTGTCTGCGGTAGACCGACACGTTATCGTATTCGGTGCTGATCCCATTGAACTACCTACTAGAACTAATGTCATTGACCCCTTGTTGATTGCTTGGTGCGATCAAGCAAACATATTAGAGTGGGAACCAAAAAGCACCAATACTGCCGGTTCTTTGCGGTTATCCTCTGGTTCCCAGATTATCGGTGCGTTACGAGCTAGACAGGAAACTTTAGTCTGGACCGACACAGCTTTGTACAGCCTTCAGTTTATTGGACCTCCTTATACTTTTGGTGTGAACCTAGTTAACGAAGGTGTTGGCTTAATTGCCCCCGGAGCTGCCATTAATTCCCCGGCTGGGGTGTTCTGGATGGATCGAAAAGGGTTTTATGTGTACAACGGCGCAGTTAAAAATGTGCCTTGTCTGGTACATAGCTATGTGTTTGACGACATTAACGAAGATCAAAACTTCCAGTTTTTTGGGTTTTTGAACCGTCAATTTAACGAAGTCGGCTGGTTCTATAACTCCAGCAGTTCAGACTTACCTGATCGGTACGTTACCTTTAACTATTCCGACGGCGTGTGGGCCATTGGCGAATTAGCCCGTACCGCGTGGATTGACGAAGGAATTGAAAACAACCCCCGTGCAGCAGGATCTGTTAGTGGAACGCACTATATCTATAACCAAGAACTGGGTAACGATGCTGACGGCTCCCCGATGACTAACGTATATGTTGAATCCGGCGATTTTGACATTGGCGAAGGGGAGGACTTCCAGTTTATACGCCGTATGATCCCGGATGTTAAGTTCACAGGAACTGCTTCTAGTGGCCAACAAATCAACACCGTTCTTAAAACCCGTAATTACCCCGGCGACTCTTTGACTACGCAAAGCACCAGTGCCTTTACGTCGTCTACCTCCAAGATTGATCTACGCGCCAGAGCCCGTCAGGCGGTAGTTCGTTTTGAATCAGATGATGATGCCGATGAAGCCTCCCAGTTAGGTGTGGGTTTCAGGGTTGGTGGCACACGACTGGACATTCGTCCTAATGGTCGGCGTTAATGGCTAGGCTTCTACAAGGCATTTTACCGATTGAGCGAGGAGAACAGGTCCTTCCTGACACGTACAACCGGGCTATTCGCTCGTTAGAGCTGAGTTTAAATAAGTTTGACCCTAACGAAACCCCCTCTTTCTTGGTCGCAGACCGGGATCAGAATCTATTTCAAAAGGGCGATGTCATCTGGAATTTGACAGAAAGCGTCCTTCAGGTGTGGTTAGGCAACCGGTGGGAAAACATTTCTACCCCTGAGACCGCAGGATTAAGCGCAACGGCCACTTTAGGCACTGTTCAAGTGATCGCCAGTGGTAACATTACCGTGGAGATAACGTAATATGAGTGCTATGATGTTAAGCTTTATAAGTCAAGAAGTGTAGTTATGGCCGAAGCTGCTCTTGATTATGACCAACTACTAGACCAACCCCCTCTGGAAATTCCTGCGGGCGGCATTGCTAACTTTATAACCGCTACCACAGGCTCTTGGGCCGATGAAGAGGATATCCCTCGAAGTGGTATTGCCGAAGTTAAAAAAGTAGCAAATAAGCTTGCTGAGTATGGTCGCCACGAAGATGAGTACATGGTTCACGCGGCACAGGGCGAAACCGTTATTCCGATGGCGGTCTTTAGAGAAAACCCCAGACTTAAAGAAAAGCTTTTTGAACAG